GCAATGTTGTGTTGACGGTGCCAATAGCAGAACCGAAAATAGCTCCGAACTTGATGAGTTGCTGGTCCTGCTCAGCTGCCACGACGTAGATCTCGGCAGCAACGGCGGACCCACTGACGAAGTTACCCCAATTGGAAGTGGCACCATGGACCTCAGAGGAACCTTGAGGCACAGTCATATACGCTTCAGCAAGAACATTCCCATTAGCATCAAGCAACCGAAGGGCAATAACGCACCCGCCCGCAGCAGTGACGGATCGATTCAAAGTCATAGAGTACTTGAGGGTAGGAGTGTTGGCTTTCGCAGTGTTACCCGTGAAAGCAACTGGACAGACGTATTGCGACGTATCAGCATTTGCAATGAGATTGTTCGCACGCACAGGCATCGAGTACAATTTTCCACTCGGATCGTCAAATTGGCAAAAGACTGGGCTACGGTGACCAACTTTAAGGGGCGGGATCGCCCAAACTGGAGGATCATCAGAGTTAGTGTCATAATGGCCAAAGAAAGCAAATTGACCATTGTCAGTGCCGTAGTCCGTCGCAACAGGTTGAGCCCCGATCATATAGCAACCACGAGGACTGCCTGAGAGGACTGAGAGGTCGAAACGATAGGGAACAGTTCCGGAAGTTGCGACTTGATAAGTCTGCAACAAAGTGCTAGGTCGAGCAGCTGCGGCAAAAATCGCTGCTTTATTGGCCCCCTTAATCGGAGGAATAAAGCCGCGACATTCGGGCATGTTGAAAGCAGTCACAGGGTCGAGGCACCAAAGGCCCCAAACGCAAGCACGCTCAACAGACTTGTTCCACATGCTAATAAAAGCAGGATCACGCATAAACCGCGGGTGTTTCTCAGGTTTCGTTTGCCCGAGCATACTCTTGATCAAGTTGTCAGTGTTTTGATTCGCACGTTCACGCTGGGCCCAAGTTTTGGGGACTCGGGCTTTGCGTCGTCGTGCAGGTTGAGCGACTATAATCGCTTGCTTGTTGTTTTGTTTAGACTTGCGTCTTCGTGTGTTCCGCGCCACACGCCGCGCACGCTTCTTTTCTTTAATAACAATTTTTGTAGGCTTGTTCTTCATATTGTAAATTTTCAGCGGAATGAAATTACGGCCAACCGCTGATCTGCAAAAAAGATAAAACAGTGACAATATGGACCGCAACGCTGGTCTAGTTTAGACCCAGCGCAAGAAAGCGGCATTTGTCATCGTCGACAAGTGGAAAACCCTTGTCGCCGGCATCTACTAATGTTTGGG